GCTGATTTTTTCGTTATACATCAAAAACAATAATAGACACATCGGAGCAATTCACTGTTTGAGTAATTACCCCATCTTTCCTATGTTCAATGAATGGCATAGAACTATCTCCGCACCATCCGAAGGGGATCCCTATAAAATATTCACCTTCTTGCGGCTTTGTGAATCCAAGCCCCTCGGCCATGCGGTCAATATGCAAGTACTCTTTGACCTTTTGTTCTTTGAGCCCTCCAATCATGGTATTCTCCTTTATAAAATAAAATTAAAAACGTATAACAAAGTCAATGCACCGGATCGCAAGCCTCTGGCGTTTCATTGATCCACGCCCTAAGATTCTCAAGCTCTTCAAGCACCGCCGTCTTGCCCACAGCATCCCCATTATGAGCCGTGGGAGAATACTCCTGCAATGAGATTATCAGCGGCATTAGTAATTCTTCGATCTGCTCGTCTCTTAGGTCATCAACCCGATCAGCCTCCCGCTCCCTGCGTCGTTCCCTCTCACAGTAGTCACACCCGCATCCGTCCTCGCCCTCGTTGTACGGTGCTCCGCAATCCATTTCGCTTGGTTCGTTACGGTCTGTCATACTCCCTCCTTTCCCTTCATTCTGGTAAGTGCCATATTCGCCTCCACAAGCCTCTGAATCCTGTCTTGCAGACGGGTATATTCGCTTCCGTCTTTGAGGGCGGCGTTCTCGGCTTCAAGTGTCGCAATATAATCTCCAGCCTCTTGCATCTGATCGTAAGGTTCGCCGTCCCTGCCTCCCTGCCCTGCAAGTGCATAAAGCACTGTCTTAATGTCCTCTTTTGCCCCACTAGGGCTTAACGGATTTACGATTTCCATCATCTCGCCACCTTCGCTTTCTGTCGTTTGTTGTAAGTCATGTATTCGCCGGAGTCCGTTCTGAGATATTCGTGCTCCCGGCAATATATCCTCGGCATTACAATCGGAATTGAATCAAAACGCTTCTGGTGCATATTCTGGCAGTACGGGCATTTACACCATACGTTTGTGAGGTTTTTACGACGATTTCCGTTGAATCTATGCCCTTCTGGGCTTAAAGTCTTTCCCCTTCGCATTCAAGCTCCTTTTGCATCTGTGTTGTTTTTGCCACACCTTCATGCCCTTCTCGCAGTCGGTCTTATTGTCGGCCTCAATGATATGCTCATGACCGCACTTCGGGCATTTGTAGGTGATGGTCATGCGGCCCTCCGGCCTGCCGACACGGTATCGACGGCATAAATCTCGACGCCGGGAATGCTGGCCTGATCCTTCAGAGCGTTCACAACTGACCTGATCTTCTGCTCGTCGACCGAAAGATACTGCCGGGGGACCAGCTTCGGGTCCACGATGCGGAACTCCCATCTCTTGACTATGTTCACGCCGGCTACTTTGGGGACGGACTTCGGCACCACAACCGGGGCTGCTTGGACCGGCGCCGACATGATTTCATCGGCAACTTCGGTTTCCCCTGACTGCTCGGCCAAAATAGCCTCTTGCAATCGTCTTTCTTCTTCTTCCTTCCGGGCCTGCTCCCGTAACCGGGCTTCTTCCTCCCGTCTGATGCGTTCCTGTTCGGCGTTCCATGCGGCGATTCGGGGCTTGATGATGTTTTCAGCGGCCACCAGGGGGGCGTCTGCGGCACGTTCCTGGTCGAGCACTTCCTTTTTGGCCGCGTCCATCTTTTGCTTGATAGGCTTGAAGGTAGCCTCGATCTTCTTGCGGATCTCTTTGATGACCAAAAGCAGTTCGCCGGCGCGCACATAATCCTCATTTGATGCAATGACAATTTGTTTTGCCTGATCAGGGACCGATAAAGCCATTGTGGAAACTTCGATGATTTCGGGTGTCTGTTCCATGTTTATCTCCTGTGATTTGCTTTCCAATGATGGACGGCTACGGCGGCCAGCCATACATTGAAGTCGTTCGGGTCCGTGAAGGGAATCAGTTTATATTTCCCTTCCTTCGAGAGTTCGAGCGCATACCGGCGGCAGGCTCCGGGCTTCGGAAAACTGCCGATCAGGTCCGGGGTGCCTGAGTACCGGTGAACCGTGTTCACGCCCGGAGTTTCGCATTGTTTGACGATGAAGCCGCTGCCGGCCATAAACTCCTTAAAAGCGTCAAGGTAAGGGACGATTACCGGGTCAAGGCTTTCTTCGTCCAAGTCGCCTTCGAGATGGAACTGAATTGTCTTATGAACCATTGACCCCTTGTCCCGGCTCCACTCATCATAAAAGGATGTGTCAATAAATCCCTCGGCCTGTAATATCTGCGTGATTGACGGCCAGTTCTGCCCTTTGTAGGTATAGACATGGCCCTCCGGCTCAAACTCCACGTTGAAGTCATTGAGCAGGGATTGAGCCGCCGTTTGAAGGCCACACCATGGCTCGGCCTTCCCTGTTTTGATGTCGATGGTGATCATCCCGCCGCCTCTGCCAGTTCCAGATTGACCACCTTTCGGCCATATTGACCGTCTGTGTAAGTGATGGTGACCTCTGCGCCACTTTCTTTTGCAGACGATGCGAGGTCGGCAAAAGTCTCCGAAAACGTGCCATATTTAATGTCTGCTTCATCAAATAGGGTATAGATGGTATATTCGCCGCCATCCTTCTTTGCGCCCTTCTTACTGGCAATGGAAACGATTTTAACCGTGGTCACTTCCTGATCGTCTTTTGATTGCGTCTTGGCTTCGGTCTTCTTCTGCGGGGCCTTGACCGGGGGCTTTTTGTCCGCGACTTCCTGCCTGATACCTTCCGGCAAATCTTCAAGGTCTTGGTCGAATACATCTGAGGCGCCTGTGGCTGTCAACGTCATGTCGATCTGAGCGCGTTTCTTTGCCATCTTCAAAATAGTATTTGCCACGTCCGAGGGGTTTGTGCGGATCTGCTTTTGTTTGTAAGGTTTGCCATCGTATTTTTTCCAGACTTCGCGCTTGCGGTCTTCGGGCGTATCGTTAAATTCTTCATCACATACAGGCTTGCGCCACTTGTATTTATCCTCATTCGACGAGCATTCACCGACGCCGACACCGAAAAGAACATTCTCATTTTCCATTGCGACACCGTAAACCTTGACCCGGTAACGAATTTCATCGTAGTTTGACAGGTCTTCAATTTCCTTCGGGTGCGCTGCGATCCGAAATGTCGAGAGTATTTTCTCTGATCCGGGCTTGTAAAGGGTCGGCTTCTGAGTTCCGGGGATCACGCCATAATGAACATCCTTCTGCATGACCGCCGCCATTACCTCTTGAATCCTCTGGACCTGGGCCTTGACCTGTACTGCTGTCAACGGCATTGCTTCGTATGCTGCTAACTGATTATCCATGATTTCTCCTTTTTACGTTTTTAGTTAAACCGCCTCGCTAAATATAACCGCCTGAGCGGTGTCAATCGTGTGTTTGTAGCTCGTTTTGTATTTTTCGGGCGCGTCGGGTTTTGGCTCAAGATCGAAACTCAGATTGTAACTCACAACGATCCCGGAACTGGACGGATCGAGGTTGATCCCCAGTGATAATTTGATGCCGTCAGGGATTTTGGTGAACGAAAAGTTAATGTTCTGTTGTGATTCCAATAACAGCTTCTCGATGTCTCCCGCCACGACCTGCAATAATTCTTCGGTAATGTGATTTTTCATTACGCCGCCTTTCTCCGTGATGGGTTACTGTGAATGTGTTTCCCCGGCCACTCCCTGTTGATTATCGCGCAAATGATCTCCTTGCGCTGCGGGTGATCCCACTTGTCCAATGTGTCAAAAACCTGCTTGATAGCTTGGTCAATCGGCCTTAATAGCGGGTCGGGAGCCTCTTCGACCTTGAACCCTGCCACCTCAACCCACTGGCCTGTGACCCACTTCCACAAAACTCTTGCGATAAAGATTGCGATTTTCTGTTTCATTTCACCTCCAACACGTAACGATTTTGTGTGTAATAAATGTTTCCGTTGTCGTCTCGCTTCTGTTGCCATCCCTCGGCCTTGAGGTTCGGCATTGTGATAGTGCCTTCGTAGCTTGCGACTGCTTTATCAGTTTCATAAGCGTGGTTTATCATGTAGGCCAACGCACAGCCGATTAAGACGGCGATGAGAACCCATTCGGCTAGTTGCTGTTTCATTGTTTCCCTCCCGCCAAAAGGCCGACAAGAACCCCGCAAACCGCCCCGACAAACAGGCAAACAAATCCGACCCAACACATCAATCCGTAGTCCATGACCCCTCCTTTTACCGATAATCGTCTGTGACATCTTTGCCAGTCGCAACGTCAAACACCTGCAATATCTCAATCTTGTCTGCCGATGCTTTACCGTCCGTTGCCCAAGGTTCGTTGATCTGCGCGTCCATCGGAATTCTGATTTTCGCCTCAAGTGGACGATCACCGTAATTCACAGTACACCACGACCGAGACGCGAAATGGAAACCGGGCGAAGAACAGGTAACTCGTTCGTCAGAGGCAAACACTTCACCTTCACGCAAAACATTCAAACCGACTTTGAATTGATAACCATTGTTATTTAATCCCCTCTCAAACCGCTTCCAGTATGTATTTCCCTGCTCAACTCCCATTATTTTAACCATACCTTTTGCGTCGGACAGGTCTGCGCCGGACAGGTTTGCGCCGGACAGGTCTGCGCCGTACAGGTATGCGCCGGACAGGTCTGCGCGGGACTTAACCGCAGCCTCGACGCACAGCTGAAATGATTCCGTTTCGAGCTTAAAAATAACATTGCCTATGTATCTATTTTTTATTTCAAATAACATGCTCACTCCTTTCGCTGTTCAAGAATCCCGAACCTGTGCATTTTTTGAACAAGTAGCCCTGCCAGCACAGGGCTTGGTAATCACACCATTGTCTTTTATTTCTGCTCAAAGGCGGTTAAAGGTTAAGTTCGGAGTCGCCGGCCTCCCTGCGGGTTCAAGTGGCGGGTAGTTCAGGTCGCTGTACTGCGTGATGGATCTCAACCAGATAACGGCTCGAAAGCCCCGATTTCTAGTAAGGAGTTGCTGTCAGTCTATCCTTACGCCCCACGCTACGCCTTAGTGACGATACCCCTCAATGCTACCCGCCGTTACAGTTTGTTATTAAATTTGATAACAATACGACTTCCCATTCCGCGTGAATCTGAAGCTGTCTGCAAGTTGTCTGCCGTCGCGTTCTTGTGCTTCAACTGCCGATCGGACTTTGTGGTTCTGGCTCCCGCACCATGCGCCGGTTAGGGTCTGCATGGGTTGTGAGCGTTGTTGATTCTCATTATACATATAAAAAAAGCATAGTCAAGAAATATTTTCATTTAATTTTTATCTTGCAAATCGGTTGCGACCATGTATAATACGAACCATGATTACTATAGATATATCAAAAATAGAAAAAGCGCGAATAGAAAAGGGCATGAAAAGGGCTGTTCTTGCACGATCTTCCGGGGTTATGCCGGACACTCTTTTTCACTTTTTCAAAAATCACAAAAAACTGCAAGAACAACTGCGGTTAATCGATAAGCTGTGCAAAAACGTGGGGTTGACTTGGAAGGATGTTATTAAATAATGTACGAACAGCCCCGAATCAATAAGCCCTGCGGCGCCGTGCTGGAAGTTCTGGCATCCGATAAAGAACGCGGCGAAGTTTCCCTATACTCAACCGACTATCGGCGGCCTGATCCTCAAAATACCCGAATACAAGGGACGGATTGAAGTCATCCTCAAACACTATCCGCTTCAGCACATTGCCGACGCATTGGTGGAGATATGAAGATACCCAGGACGATCAAGATTTGCGGTCATAAGGTGCGTGTCAAGACGGTTAAGAACTTCCGGCCGCCGTTTGATGAAGCGCTTGGTTACTCTGATTTAACGCACAATTTGATTGTTTTGAGAACGGAATTTAACGGGATATCGCTTGAGGATTCAACACGAAAAGAAGTTTTTCTGCATGAGATTATCCACTTCATATCGGAACTTTACGGAATTTCTTTGAATGAAACAAAAGTCCGGCAGTTGGGCGCCGGGTTCTATCAAGTGCTCATCGATAACAAACTCAATTTTCTGGAGGAATAGTGAACTGGGAAGAACTGAAACAGGACGGATCTGAGCACTACAAGACCGGGGGCATAGAGCCGATTGACCTCTATCTGGCCGGGGGGATGTTTCGTGACTTCGCTTTGTGCTCGATTATCAAGTACGCATTCCGTAGCCGTAAAACCGTCAACCCGAAAGACCTCGACAAGATTATTGACTATGCCCAAAAGCTGAAAGCGAGCCTCAATGAGAAAAGCTAAACGAGGCCTGTCAGACTCTAATCTTCAATCGTGGTTTCGCCGCGCTGTCCGGGCCATATTCGGGAATAAATGCTTCTTTTGCGGTGCAAGTGACGAGCTTGAGGTTCATCATATCGTGAAAAGAAAAACACTCCTGCTCCGGCACGACTACCGAAATGGAATCCTCGTCTGTAAATACGGCTGTCATCAACACGCTGAAACACCCGTTGGAAAGCACAAGATAGATGCTTACCTCACATCTAAAGGTTACCTTGAATATTTGCAGTTAAGAACTGGAAATTGCAAGGACTATTTCGTTCAGCACGGAATCACAAGGGATGACTTTTTACAGTCCATGCTTGATGAATTGCGTAAAGTAACAGAAAACGTTGGTTTGGGAGAGTGAAACATTGCGGCTAGGGTAGCACCCGAAAAGCCGGAACCCTACCGGCCTGCCGCAACAACTTAACAGGGATATTCTGAGGGGGAATTGAGGGGCAATGGCAAATCCACAAGCGGAAGATGGTTATACAACGATTGCAAACGAGATCGTTGATAAACTTTGTCAGTATCGGATCAGCGGGGAGGAATGGATGGTGTTGTGGGCCGTCATCCGGAAAACCTATGGTTGGAAGAAGAAGTCTGACCGTATAGCTTTGTCGCAATTTGCTGTAATGACAGGGTTAAAACGGCAAACTGTACTTCGTGCTTTAGCTAAACTGTCATCAAAAAAGATTATAGCTGTAATCAAAAATGATGACAGTCAGATCAATAGTTATAGTTTTAACAAGAACTTCGACCAGTGGGAGCAATTATCAAAAAAGATTACGCTGTCATCAAAAAAGATAACGACTGTAATCAAAAAAGATAATCAACTGTCATCATTTTTGGGACATACAAAAGAAACTATTACAAAAGAAACTATAACAAAAGAAATAATAATGCCAGACGGCCTTTCAAAAAAGACATTTGATGAGTTTTTGATCTTCAGAAAAAAGAAACGCGCTCCATTGCCGGAAGAATCTTATCAGCGGTTTTTTAATCACCTCAAGTCAATTTGTGACAAAACGAGAGCATCACCGGAAGAAATTATAAATCAATCGATTGTGAACGGATGGCAGGGAATATTCCCATTAAAAACCGGAGGGGAAAATGGAAACAGCACAAGATCAGGAAATCATCGAAGCACAGGCAAGGCTTTTGAAAAAGCGGGAGGCGCTCAGTCAGACGGAGAACCATGGCCTGCAGATCGAGAGTATTGATTTTCAAGAAGTGGCTGACAGGTGCCTGAGAACAGTAGTCCCTTGGAAAGAACCGGAAGAAAAGCCGAAACCTGTAAAAATGGCTCATATCAACTACTTGCCAACTGCTTACAAAGAATGTTCTTTTGAAAATTATCAAGGGAATGACAAGCTGATTGAGGACTTGAAGGAGTTGATCACCTACAAAGACGGGATTGTTTTGCGGGGGAATACAGGTTGTGGGAAAACTCATCTGGCCATTGCGATAGCAAAGCAGATACCGACTGAACCGGCAAATATTCGTGGGACATGGGAGACGGTACCCGGGACAATTTTCACAACGGCGCCTGAGTTGCTTTTGAAAATAAGATCAGCATTCCGTGAGGATGCAAAGCAAACCGAGGAGCAGTTGATTGATTATTACGCCGGGTGTGAGTTGTTGATTCTGGATGACTTGGGATCTGAAAAGACAACTGAGTTTGCCGTGACCACGTTTTATATCATCCTCGACCGGCGGATAAGGGATTGCAAACAGACGATTATCACAACGAATTTATCACAGGCGGAAGTTGAGCAGGTATTCGGCGCCCGCATATCATCACGCATGGCCGCAATGGAGAACATCAAAATCAATATGCCGGATTACCGGAAGAAAAGGAGTTAATTATGCCAGACACATTTCAGGAAGACGAATTTAAAGGCCACAAGATAGCAAAGATTTATGTCGGATCGTACAAGGGCGAGGATCAGTTTCTTATGCTTGGGTTAAAGAAGGCTCAGGCTGTGTTGGATAACATTGACCGGCTGCGCGAGTGGGTTGACAGGCTCGAAAACGGCAGGCTGAAGAAATGAAAAAAACAGACATCGAAACGATCATCATGTAGGACGAAGAGATCAAGCGGCTTCGCAAGCGTGTGCGGGAACTGGAAAGCTGGTACCTGGGCATGTGTCGGCAGAATGACCGGCTGAGGGCAAAGCTCGAGAAAAGCGAGTTGGGACGGTGGACACGCGACGGGTACAGGCTCCCAACACCGAACGAATCACAGGCAGGACACTTTTTAATTATTTTTTATATGTAATGTTATTAAGGATTTACATGATAAGGTGTCCGTATTATGACGATAAGTTATAAAAACTACTTTAAGGAAAGTAAATTTTATGAAATAATGTGAATCATGGAGAAAAAACGAAACGGAAGACCGCCGAAATACAGAACGCCTCAGGCGCTTCAGGAGAAGATCGACGAATATTTTGAAAGCTGTTGGGTCGATAAGGTTGTTGAAGTGACTGACAAAGACGGGAATGTAACGGCGACGAACTCACGGTATCAGAATCGGCCTTATACGGTGGCGGGGCTTGCATGGCATTTGGGATTTAACTCACGGCAATCACTTCTGAATTACGATGCAAACAAAAAGTTTTTGGACGTTATAAAAAAGGCCAAACTAAAAATTGAGATGAATGTCGAGGAATTTCTGGTTGAGGGAAAGAACGCAGCGGGTCCGATATTTTGGTTAAAGAATCACGCAAGTTACCGGGACAAGCAGGAGGTTGAATTTCCTGATGCAGACGGCAAGCCTCAGACAATCGGGTTGATGTTAAGCGACATGGAGAGAGCGACGCGACTGGTTTATTTGCTTGAGCAGGCGGCGAAAAAGGCAAAGGCGGACGATGGCACAGAGCGCAGCGGCAAAGATTGACGAGATTACAAAGATTCTGGCGGCAATGGGTGAGTCGGAGAAGTCCGAGCTTGATTCATTGCTGTCAAAGGAATTGCCGGTATGGGTTCCGTTGATCGGTCCGCAATCTGACGCGCTTGAGAACATGGCTGATATAACGTTTTACGGGGGCGCTGCGGGTGGCGGGAAGTCGGATTTACTATTGGGCGCGGCGCTTACACAGCACACAAGCTCGATCATTTACCGGCGCCAGGCGACACAGTTGATCGGTATTCAAGCCCGGTTGCTTGATGAAATACTCAAAACACGCGCCGGGTGGAATGGACAAGACGACATCCTCAGGATGGATGACAGGCGAATTGAGTTCGGTTCATGCAACAACGTCGGGGATGAAATCAAATATCAGGGTAGGCCTCATGACTTTATCGGCTTTGACGAAATCACACACTTTCAAGAATCACAATTTAGGTTTTTAACTGGTTGGCTGCGGACCACGAAAGAGGGACAACGCTGCCGGGTGATTTGTGCGGGGAATCCTCCGACTGATGAGAATGGCCGATGGGTAATTCAGTATTGGGCGCCATGGCTTGATGAAAAGCACCCGAATCCGGCGCAACCCGGCGAACTCAGGTGGTTCACAACGGCTGATGGTAAGGATATCGAAGTCGAAAGCGGCAGGCCGTTCAAGCTCAACGGGCGGATGGTTCAACCGCTTTCAAGGACGTTTATCAGTTCCCGGGTGACAGACAATCCGTTTCTGATGGCTACTGGTTATGAAGCGACATTGCAGGCCCTTCCGGAGCCTTTACGCTCTCAGATGCTCAATGCTGACTTTAAAGCGGGTATTGAGGATTCAGTCTGGCAAGTGATTCCGACAAGATGGGTTGAACTGGCCATGGAACGATGGACGCCTGAGGGCCAGCACGGAGAGATGGATTCTTGCGGTGTTGACGTAGCGCGTGGCGGTTCGGACTTCACGGTCATTTCAACACGATACGGCAACTGGTATTCTCCTTTGAAACGATGGCCGGGGAGAGAAACGCCGAATGGCTCAGTCACAGCGGGGATAGTTGTTTCGTGTTTGCGGGATGGCGCTCCGGTCCATGTCGATGCTTTGGGAGTAGGCGGGGAAACAATAGGCCATTTGGAGTCAAACGGGATGCAAGTGATTCCGGTGGTGGGTTATGACACTTTGACCACAAACGCACAGACAGACAAGGCCACAGGGAAATTAAGATTCCGCAATTTGAGGGCTATGATCTGGTGGAGATTCAGAGAAATGCTCGATCCGGAAATCGGGTCGCGGGTGGCTTTGCCTCCGGACTCGAAGTTGAAAGCTGATCTGTGTTCGCCGTTGTGGAAACTTACGCCCGGGGGGATTCTGATCGAAAGCAAGGAAGAAATCAAGAAGCGTTTAGGCCGGTCGCCGGATGACGCTGATGCGGTAGTTTACTGTTCCATGTCCTCAATGAAAATGTCGGCATTACGGTTACTTCCGCAAACACAGCACAGGACCGGGGACGTTTTTACCTACGGGCAGACACAGCAATCAAAACATAACATATTTGGGGGCAGATAATGACATCTTTACTATTTGGGGTATTACAGCAGCAATTACAAGGGCCGCCTGATCCGTTACCTCCGATACCTAGAAAAGAATTACCGGAGCCGCCGAAAATGGCAAATCAGCCGATTGGTCCGGGGAATATACCCGGACAGGATGATACGACCACAGCCGCAGGCGCCGCCGATGAAAAGCGGAGAATCCTCAAGACTCTGCCGAAGAAGACAGAGAATAAGTTTGCCGGTGATGCAGGGCAGGCGCCGGTGAAGAAAAGAGTTTTAGGTGGTGGGACTGGCCGCGAAGTAACAGGGGAATAAAATGGCTGATGCAAAGAAGATACTGGCGATTTACGATAAACTGGACGCCGACAAGGGGACGCTGAAAAGCCACTTGAGGGAGATTGCCGACATGATTCTGGCGATCAAGTTCCTTCATGATCAATGGGTTGAAGGCGGGAAACGTCACGCGAATATCTATGACGGCACGGCGATCAGAGCGCACAGGGTATTTGCAAACGGTTTATATGGCAATCTCACGCCTCAGTCGGTTCCGTGGTTTGCTCTCACAGTAAAGAACAAGTCCATGGCCGAGAATGCCAACGTCAAGTTCTGGCTGTCTGATACGACCGAGAGAATGAGATCCGCAATCAATTCAAGCAATGCGCCTTTAGCCCTGCAGAATGTTTATCGGTCTGAGGGATGGGCCGGGACTGCGATCCTGAGCGTGGAGCCGGGGAAACGATACCTCTTGAACTGCCAGACGTACTCCGTAGGCAACTGCTGTATTTCCGAAGATGCTGATGGTGTGGTGGATGCGATTTATCGGCTTGAAATGTTCTCCGCAAGACAGGCCATCCAGAAGTGGGGTGACAAGTGCTCCGAGAAGATCAAGAAAGCCTACCAGGGGACTGAGCCGAATAAGATGTTTGAAGTCATTCACGCTGTATATCCAAGGGATGACTACAACTGGAAAAAGCTCGATTCGCTGAATATGCCCTATGCTTCTGTGTGGATTGAGAAGGAAGGCAAGAACATTCTGGCCGAGTCCGGATATAAAGAGTTTCCGTTCATGTGTCCGAGATGGGAGAAGGATGACGGAGAAGTCTATGGCCGTTCGCCGGGAATGGATGCTCTGCCTGACGCCAAGATGCTCAATCAGATGTGTTACGACAACATGAGGGGCGTCCAGAAGATGATTGACCCTCCGTTGTTGGCCTCGAAGGAATCAGCTTTGTCGAGCACGAATACTTCTGCAGGCGGGGTGATTTATCACAAGTCCGGTGAGATTCCTTCTGCATTGGATTCCGGGGGTGATTTCCGGATAGCCTTGGAAGTCGAAGAACAACGAAGAATGGCTATTAAAGAAGCCTTCTACAATGACTTGTTTCAGCTTTTGGGTTCCGATGACCGGCACGACCGGACGGCATATGAGATATCGAAACGGATAGAAGAAAACCTTTCAATCCTTGGGCCAGCTTTAGGGCGGCAGCAGACAGAGCTTTTTGATCCGTTTCTTTCAAGAGTATTCTGGATTCTATACCGTGCCGGGCATCTTCTTCCGGTTCCGCGCGAGCTGGTAGGACAAGGGCTTTCGGTGGATTATGTCGGGCGTTTAGCTCTGGCAATGAAGGCTTATGAAACAAACGCCACGGGTAATGTGCTTTCCTTCATGGGTCAGTACGCTGAAATGAGGCCGGATATCCTGGACAACTTTGACTTTGACGAAATCTCACAAGGGACCGCAATCCGGTCAGGAATGCCAATAAAATACATGGTGCCTCCGGATGTAAGGGATAAGCGCAGAGCGGTCCGTGCGGAACAACTTGCGAAACAGCAGCAGGCTTTAGAGCTTGAAGCCATGGCAAATCAAGTGCCGAATCTTTCCAAGCGTCCTGAGGGCGGAAGTCCGATGGATCAGCTTATGAGGTCGTGATGGACGTATTTGACAAGACAAAGGGCGAAACTCAGTCGAACATGATCCGGCAGGCGGTTGACTCCGATAAGCAAAGACGGATCAACTTTGGCCTGACCTTCTCCACAAGAGAGGGATTTGAAGTGCTGAAGGATATAGCGGCCTTTTGTCATGCGAACGCACCCAGTTATGTCCGGGGTGATCAGTTTGAAACAGCATTGCGAGAAGGTGAGCGCAATGTGTTTTTATACATTTTGGCGCAGTTAAGCGACGAGATGAAACAAAAAATCATTATTGGAGGGTAACAAACATTATGGCGGATGATCAGAGCATTGATTCTGGGACAACCCAGGGAGATCAAAGTGTCGATTCTGGCAATCAGAACGCACAACCTTTAACCATTAACGCGGACGTTTTGGGGGATCTTCGAGATGACCCCGTATTTAAGCCTTTCGATGGAAAGCCTGTGTCTGAGGTCTTTAAATCATTTAAGAACGCTCAGAGCTTAATTGGAGGCGAAAAAATAGTACTTCCGAATGGCAAGCTGGACACACCTGAGAACTGGAATTACGTTTTTGACAAATTAGGGCGCCCGAAGAATCCGGACGGCTATCAGTTTGAGAAGCCGAATCTTCCCGAAGGACTTCCCTACGACGAGAACATGGAGAAGGCTTTCAAGGCCACGGTTCATCAGTTGGGGCTTTTGCCGAAGCAGGCGCAGGGGCTTTATGCCTTCTGGAACAAGATACAGGCTGACGGCTACAACGCATATGTAGCGGCTGAGAATACGAAGGCCGAAGCTACCGAAGCAAAACTGATGCAGGAATTGGGGACGCAGGAGAAATACAAAGAATACGTCGCCGGGGCTACTGCGGCATTGAATCGGTTTGGTGGCGCGCCGGATGAAGTTGCGGCCTTCATTGACAAGTTCGGAACTGATCCTCTGGTGATTAAAGTCTTTGGAAACGTCGCAAAGAACATGATGGAAGACGCCGCGTTGAGGGGCGACAAGTCCTTCAATCTTCTTGGAGAGGACGCCGCAGGGTTGGCAAAGGACATTATGTCGAACAAAGAGAATAAACTATATCTGGCCTATCATGACCGGTCACATCCACAACACCAACACGCGGTGGATGAAGTGTCCCGGCTGATGACGGCTGTACACGGCTCCAAGTCCGTGAATATGGGGTAATAATATGGCAATCGAGGAAAAGGTATGTCTGGATATGGTCGAAAAAAAAGAGCTTATTGACCGGCTGCTAAAAATTAGGAAGCAGTTATGGGACGAGCTTGGTAAGCAAGACATAATCCGAGAGAAAACAGAAAAACGGATGCGAGTAGCATATAGAGAAATTATTGCATTGGCCGAGTTGCTTGTTTTTAAAAGTGATTTGCAAATCAAGGTCATGAAATCAGGAAGTATAAAAATTTATTAAGGGATGAACCTATGGACACATTTGATCCGTCAAAAGAGGGTAGGAGGGTTGTCACGCGGTTTGGACAGCAGAACGAACGCCAGGTGACAGAAGATATGCAGAGAACAGAAGAACGCGAAACGAGGGTGAAAGATGCCAAGATGGCCGAAGAAAACGACAGACGATAAAACGTTGGTTGCTTTGGGGAAAGCCTCTCAAATCCTCGACGATGCGCCGGTTCCGACTGATAATCGGATTGCGCTTGATGAAACAGGCGAGAGGATCCTTCCCTTTGCTTTGAAACGCGAGCTTGAGGAGATAACGAAAAACTCCGGGCGCGTGTTTGATTTGTCGCTTCCCATAAATGAATTGGAGGCGATTTGTAACGATGCCAACCGTCCTTCAGATGCATGGAGGTACAGGTGGCGCGGGTAGCCTGTAAGGGTCCGCACAAGGAGAGTAAAAAGTATGTAGTCGGGTAGCTCTTAGGAGTCCGTGCAAGCCAAAAGAAGGCCGTACTGTGACGAGGCGTTAATCGTCAAAGATGACTTCCGGTTTCCGGGCAGAGCCGTCGAAAAATTAAACTAAAATTTTTCGGAGGTTACTATGAGCACACAGATTACCACGGCAATGGTGGAACAGTATTCCGCCAATGTACAGATTTTGATGCAGCAGAAAGAAAGCCGTGTCCGTTCGCTGGTTCGCGTTGAATCGGGCGTTGTGGGCAAGAATGCTTTCTTTGATCAGTTAAACGCCACGGCAGCCGTAAAAAGAACGGCACGTCACGCCGACACGCCGTTGGTTTCAACCCCTCACCTTCGCCGGAGAGTTTCCCTCGTTGATTACGATTGGGCTGATCTGGTCGATAACATGGACATCAAGAAAGTCCTGACCGATCCGACGTCCAGCTACGCCGTAAACGCACGGAACGCCATGAACCGGGCAATGGATGATGAACTCATTACCGCTGCTTTGGCCTCTGCCTATGGTGGTGTTGATGGTTCCACGACCTACGCATTTGATTCGTCTTACAACGTGATTGCCGCCGCTTCCACCGGCATGACGCTGGCTAAACTTCTGTCTGCCAAGCAGATTCTGGACGGCAATGAAGTGGATGACGAAGATCGGTTCTGCCTGATCGGTTCCAAGCAGTTGAAAGACTTGCTGGACACGGCGGAAGTCAAATCCTCGGATTACAACACGGTAAAGGCATTGGCCGCCGGGCAGATTGATACCTTCCTCGGTTTCAAGTTTGTGCGTTCGGAGCGCCTTGCTCTGTCTTCCACGACCAGAAAATGTATTGCCGGCCAGAAGAACAGCCTTCTGTTGGCTATCGGTATGGATGTGGTGACGGACGTTGGACCCCGCCGGGACAAGAACATGGCAACTCAGGTTTACTTGGGTATGTCCATTGGCGCCACCCGGATGGACGAGGACGGCATTGTCGAAATCGACTGCATTGAAGCTTAACAATTTTTGAAAGTGAGGTTTTTACTATGGCTGACGTATTTGGAGCAAATACCACGAAATACAACACACCCGGCACGGCTACATACATGGGTGCGGAGTATGGGGGCAAATTGAGGGGGATGCACGACACTTACACCTTCGCGTCAACGGCTGTTGCCCAGACGTTACAGGTGGGTGTTTTGAAGCCCGGAGAAGTTTACTTTGACGGTTTCATTCTTGGCGCTGACTTGGGTTCGGCTACCACGCTGGCCCTTGGTGACGCGGGTGACACTGATCGTTACCTTGCGGCGACGGTATTCACGACTGCGAATCAGGTCACGGCCTGCCGTAAAGCTGAGGGTTTGGGNNNGTCCTCGCACCGAATTAACCATTAACCGGGGCGGGGGCTTAGGTGCTCCCGCTCCTTCAGGTGCTCATGATTACTGAAAAGGCAAAATACGACAAGATGCACTTGATTCCGGGGTATTCTCCGGGGCCGGGCATTTCTCATGTGAGCACGGCTTTAAAGTATATGAGTGGATCCTCTGTTATTGACTTTGGATGTGGGACGGGTGACGCGGCAGCGGCCTTTCAAAAAGAAGGGTATCGGGTGACAGGGGTTGACATTTCCAGCAAAGGACTGAGGCACGACATTGAGTTCATCGAGGCGTCGCTTACTGATTTACCGGATGAACTTATCCCGGCTGAATGGGGCTATTGCTGTGACGTTATGGAGCATTTACCTACGGAATGGATTGAGGCGGCTTTAAGAGAGATTGCGGGTAAGGTTCAAAACTGCTTTTTCTCAATAAGTGGTGTGCCGGATTCATGGGGCAAGAAGATCGGGGAAACCCTGCATCTGACTGTAATGCCCTGCTCATGGTGGGTTGAACAGATCAAGAAGGCATTTGAAGATGTGCAACTGGTAGCGAATACCGGAAGTATCTTTATCGTGGTGGCGAAGCATGATTGATCAGGACCATCAAAAGAAGTTTGTGGAAGTTTGGGACAAAGGCGAATATCGCCGGGGTTCGACGGCTCAGAGGCTTGTTCAACGGCTGATGGGTTGGATTCCCGAAAGCGCCTCAATCAATGATTACGGTTGTGGGACCGGACGCGCCGAAGTGGAGATCCACAAGCTCAGACCTACCCAAAAGATCACAATGATCGACATTACACAGACTGCCGTTGAAGATGAAGCGAAGATTTATCCCTTCATTGAAGCTGACTTGTGCGATTTATCCGAAGTCCCTGAAGCTGATTGGGGAATGTGCATCAACGTCCTGATGACTGTCCAGGCTGACAAACTCGATCTGATTCTATTCAATATCAAAAACACCTGTAAAAATCTTATTGTGGAAGTCTATGACTGGCAGGATGTCCGCCTTGATAGAGAATACACAACGATCATCATGACAAAAGAGCAATGGGGGGACAAGTTGAAAGAATACTGGCCTGTTGTGGAATACGAACAGGATCACGGCAATGCGCGCCGGTTCATTTACATTTGCAGGGGTGACCTATGAACCCTGTACTTTGGGAATCCAACGGAATACTTGGCCGGGAGGATATGCACCCGAAGCCGAAGTGTGCCGGAAATTACTCAGGGACGGCGGTTGTCATGGGGTCCGGAAGAACAATCTGGGATGACTGTGAAAAGATCGACTTTAACAAGGTTGAAGTGATTGCGGTCAACGATATGATTGTGCATTGGAAGGGTAGGGTCCATCACGGCGTTTCCCTTCATCCGGAAGAACCGCCTTTGTGGAGGCAACTGAGATGGACAAATCAATGTGAGGAAAGCCATGTTGTGACACATTCGCACAGATTGCCGGAGAATAACGATAATCTTCCTCCGCAAGAGTTTAAGACAAGATGCGGGTTGGATTACCTTTGGGTCATAGAAGGCGGGAGGGGGGGATCATCTGGCCTCTTTGCCTGCATGGTGGGGCTTGCTTTGGGGTACGAGAGAATCATCCTGGCCGGCATACCTTTGGATAATGGCGGTCATTTCTTCGATCCTCCAGGCAAGGAAACGCGTCAATTCATTGGAACGAATATTAAAATGGAGTGGGACAACGCAAATCAGAAATACTTTAATGGCAGGGTCAAATCACTATCGGGAAACTCCTTGAAGTGGTTGGGCGAGCCGCCGAAAGAATGGGGGTTAAAATGAAGAAAATAGCTTTGGTTGTGGCAATACTGTTTATGTTTGGGCTGGCGGCGGCTTATGCTGAAACAATCTGGCCTCAGAAGAAGGCCGGGACTGCGAGCGCTGCCATTGTTGCCGGAAAAGGAAGATTCGGGGGAATTGTGGTCGCTACTGACGGAACCAACTCAGTCAGGGTTGACGTAAGGGATGCTACCGGCGCCGGGGCGGGTGACAAGCTGATTCCAACAACTGTCATCACTTCTTCGGCGACTGACAGGATCAGGGCGATAAGTGTCCCTCAGGTCTTTACAACGGGGATATACGTCACGATCACAACGTCCGGGACTTGTGAATACATAGTCTATTACGAAACGAGGTAGCCATGAAAAAACTAATTTTCCTTATCGTTTTGGTGTTGGTTCCCGTCTTGGGTTACGGGCAGATCATCATCACAGGCGGTGGGGGGAGTTCTCCTTTAGTAATCGGGGGGAGGATAGCCGTATCGAGTCCCGGAGGTTTACTGATTGCCTCCGGTTCTGTGACTCGTGCGAACACCAAAATCAGCGCAGTTGACGGCACGGCTTTTGTTGACTTCTCGACGGCGAATGTGCTGACAAACTACGCCCCGAAAAGCAAGTTCACCCTCACCGACTCTACAGGCAAAAAGCTGGAAGGCTACATCAAGGCGGCGGGGACGGGGGAGACGTTTACCAACAGATACACTTCCGACTTTAGCGCGGGTGCAGATGGATGGACTGGCGTTCGATCTACAGTTGAGGGTAATATTGATTCTATCGGTGGGCAGGATGACTGGTTGCGGAGTTATGCTAATACAGAAACTGCGTATCATTACACAAATAAGGCATTTTATTCCGCCGGTGCCAGATATAAACTGAGCTTCACATATTACCTACCGTCAGGGCAAACAAGCGTGACACGCTTCATTCCCTATATTGGCACACTTGGTTTTTCTGGTTATCAATCGACAACCAACACGGTCACATCTGTAGTGTCTGATGTTAATATCGCATTAGGGAATGCGATGCTATATTTCCACCCCGCATCGGCAACATCTCCAAGTTTCGCGGGAGCGAACTCTGCAACAGATGATGTGTATTATCTGAAAAACATCCTACTTGACCAACACGTTACCCCGTCCACCACAGGCGTGACCATCACCTCCACAGCAGACGGGACAACGTATAACTGGGCAAGCAAAGAGGCAGGATTTAATTATAACGACGCGAGCGGGTACACATATACAATAGAGAGGGAATAGAATGAAGATAATCATAGCATTGACGATACTGTTACTGACCGTTCCTCTTTACGCACAGGTGAAGGACATTAAGCCCATCGACGAAAAACCGATTGAGGAAGTCATTAAGACCAAAGACCCTATAATCAAGACGACCTTGACTACACTTGTTGCAAAGCAAGTCACGGACTCAAAGGCGTTCACGGTTCCCATCAAAGACGTTGTGTTTGTGGACTCCGAGGAAACCAAAGAAGTCAGGGGTATTGTACATCATGTGCATCATGCGTGGGGCTACGACACGCTCATTATCATCGACGATGTTACCGTGCGGGGGAAAACTATAAACGGAGTGTTCACCTGTGAGGGAAAATGAGAGTGGTCTTGGAACATCCAGCCTTTGTTTGGGACTCGCAGAATCCGAGGATGTCACCGATAGGGTTTGCAGACTGTTCGATTGTGCCCCAAGTGAACAACCGGATAACTGCTTGGTACCTGGTAAAGGCGAACGGCGACTTGGAGTGGATTCAAGGCGGGGATGTGATTGTGAGGCTCGAAAAGGGAAATTACTGCTTATTGAAGGGGGTTGCGGATAATGGTGGACGATAGATTTCTAGTTTGCGACGAAAGGGATTGGGAAGGATTGACCGCAGAACAACGGGACTGGATGCTCTTTAAAACTCTAAGGTCGATGGATGATCGCCTCAAATCCCTTGAGCGTTGGAACAAGTTCTCATCGTTCGTGGGCGGCATGGTAGGCGGGGCAATGACAGCATTTGGGATAAAGTATTGGGGATGATATGAATACAACTGACTTTGCTTGCAAGTGTGGTTGCGGGGGAAACAAGATTGACCCTGTGTTTGTGGATATGCTGAAAGCTGCCGAAGGCTTTGCGGGAGTGCCGTTTGCGATAAACTCCGGCTACCGGTGCGAGGCATACAACCGTAGCGACCGTATCAAATCCAAGTCAGACAATCATCCTTCGGGGCAAGCTGCGGATATTTCATGTACTGATGGGCCGACACGGATGAAGATTGTGGCTGGTCTAGTGCTGGCTGGTTTCCGACGCATTGGTTACAACCGCGTATTTATCCATGCGGATAGAATGGATCAGAGCCACGGGAAGGTGCAGTCTTTGTGGCCGTATTGAGGTGGTGTAATGAAAATTTACTACAAAAAAGGGTACAAATACCAGCTACACGAAAACACCTGCGTTCAGACTGAAATATTCGGGCATGATATTAAAACTGATTTTGTCAGCCTTGATGTCAATGGATTGCTTTCCATTTATAAAGGCTATGCTTGGGACGGGCCTTCCGGCCCCACAATCGACTCACCTTCAGGCATGAGAGGGGCTTTATTCCATGACGTGGGGTATCAGTTAATCAGAGAAAATCTCTTGCCCATAGGCTTCAGGGGCTACTTTGATGAACTGTTTTACAGAATCCTTCTCGAAGACAGGATGTTCAAATTAAGGGCATGGGTCTGGTACAAGTCCGTCGTAGGCTTCGCCAAATCAGCGGCCATGCCGGAAAACGATAGGGAAATATTGGAGGCACCCTAGTTGGAATATACTATTTCATCATCAAAGTGCAATTACATCAATGAATCTGCTGTCTTTGTTGACTCCGTTTTTACTACGTTAAGCCTGCAAACCACTGCCGGCACTTCGACACGGCACGGACTTCTCCAATTCCCTTTGCCGTTTTTGGTGAAAAGTAACATCGTGTGGATGATGCGATTGACAATTCTCTGGATTTGTCGATTCGTCTTTCCAAAGCGGGAGAAGAATATGGTGACTTCAGAAGCAGTACGTATGCGGATAACACGAGCTTGCGACCGAAGCTGGTCATCAATTACACAACAACTTTTTTGCACGGAATCATGAAACATCAGATCATTGGAGGCTGAAACATGGCAACACAATATTGCGGCGGAAAATTAACGCCGGGGATTGGCCGGGCGCCCGGGAGCAACTGTTCCGATGGGTGTTCGCCGGCGGGACGAAACTCAACGGTCTTCCCGGAGGCGCGGCCATGAGCGACGAAAAGAAACCGCAGATCCCGGTCGAAGTAGCGGCCAGGAGATCCGAGCATGGCAAGACCTATGACCTCGGCGGCGGGCGGTTTCGCGCTGAAATCTCAATAGCCCCCATTCACTACAAAGACAATTACAAGGACGAGAAGGAAGCATGGAAAGACGTTGACTTAACCATCGTCAATGGCCGTGTGGATAAAGCCCCTTATGTCATGGTCATGGACGGCAGCAAAGTTACCGTCACCGACAAAAAGACGGGCGCCGTGTCCGTCGTCGAGCTGCTGTCTATCGGCGAGGAGGCCATCAGCAAGTCGCTCGTTACCGCCGCTTCAGTAAAAGAGATCAGCAAGGACGTTGATTATGACCTGGTTTTGACGGAATCGTGCGTTAAGTTTCAGCGGACCATCAAGACCGCCGAAGCGCTGAAAGACGCGACGTTCAAGATCGCAGGCGACATTCCCGTTTCCTATCACGCCTACGATGCTGACGGCGACCCGGTGGATGTCGAGCTCACATCGACCAAAGACGGGAACATTGTTGAATCCTTCAAAATAGAAAAAGATTTTATCAAGGAAGACGGCACAACGGAGAAAAAAGCCGTCGTATATCCTGTTAAGATCGACCCGTCTTTGACGATACAACCCAACACGAAAGATGGGCATATATCTAGTTCCAGCCCGACAGCTAATAATGATACTGTTCTTTATACATACAAAAACACAGATGCCGATCTTAGAATACTGGTAGAATTTTCCATTTCGAGTGTCCCGTCAGGGGTAACAATCGACTCCGCTACATTCAGCCTGTATTACACAGGGTATTTTTCGGGGACATATTTTCCAGACTACGTTAACCCCAAAGGCAGAAACATTCGGCTCGCTTTATTGAGGCGGACGGATTGGCATACTACTCAAGTAACTTGGAATATTTACAAAACTGGAAGTAATTGGGGGACTGCGGGTGCCTCAAACACAACTTCCGACATTAACACGAGTTATATAGCAGATAGCAACATCCCTGATTCGGGAAATAATTGGATGAATTGGGATGTCAAGAGCATGGTCGAGCAACAAATCAGCAGCTCGGTATCTGTTCTTGGCGTTAATGGGTATCAGACAGGAGCGAATCAGCTTTCTTGTGGAATATTTGCACCGCGTAATCATGCGACAACCAGTATAAGGCCGAAACTGGTTATTGAATACACCGCCGCCGCTTCTTTCATCCCCGGCATCATGCAGCACAACTTCATTCCATCATTCCTTGGAGGTAGATAAATCATGGCAAGCCAGTTTCCCCCGAAGAAAAATGCCGCGTTCACGCTGTTTTTCACACTTTACAAAAACGACGGCTCGGTCATCGCAAATCCCGGAACGATCACAAAGAAGATCAGCAAAGACGGGGGAGCAATAGCGGACATTGCCGCGGCTGTGACTGAAATCAACACGACTTATGGCCTTTGCAGTCTGGTCCTTTCTGCGGATGAAATGAACGCTGACGCGGTGAGTGTCTATATCATAGACGACACTTCCGGATGTGTCGCTTTCACGGCAACTCTTTTCACAACTTCCGCGACGTTTACGGATCTGAAAACGGAAACAGCATCTATCCTGGAGGACACAGGCACGACACTTGACGGCATCGTTGATGCCATCCTTGAAGATACAGGGACCACGTTACCGGCAACTTTGGCGACTATCGACGGGATTGTGGATGATATTCTGGTTGATACGGGGACGACTTTACCCGCGACTCTGACAACCATTGACGGGATTGTGGATGATATTCTGGTTGATACGGGGACGACTTTACCGGCTACCTTGGCGGCCTTACCCGCTGCGATCTGGAACTATCTGACCTCGGCTTTGACAACGGTTGGGAGCATCGGGAAAGCTCTTGCGGCATGGTTGGCTTCCATCCCGGCAGGTTCCACGGCTTTCGGTTCGACTGACCTTGCTATCTGCAACGATGCCCTTTTGCTTTTGGGAAACAACGCGATTGATGATTTGACGGATGACACGAAGGCCGCGAAACTCTGCACACAGTATTACCAGAGAACCGTTGACTCCGTAATCAGGGCTTATACATGGAACTGCGCCACGGTCAGATCAGACGAATTAACGGCGACGACTGACCCTACTTTCGGTTTTTCCAATGCCTATACCTTGCCGGATGACTGCCTGAGAGTTTTAAAAATGTATGATGATGATACCTATAAATACCGTGTTGAAAACGGGGCTTTGCTGTGTGACGAGGGGACGGCTCAGATTACTTACTTGAAACGGATCGGCGCGGAAGACATGGACCCGTTGCTTGCTGAAGCGGTTGCGGCGAGATTGGCGGCCACGATAGCCTTTTCCCTGACAAACTCAGTATCGGCGGCGGAGGCCATGTGGAAACTCTACAAGGATAAACTCGACGAAGCTCAGACAACCGACGCCTTTGAAGGCACGGCGCCTCAAATGGCCTCAAGCGATTGGGTCAACGCAAGGAGATAAAATGAGCATGACAAACTTATGATTGCAGAAATTAGTTATATATGGTATAAATACACAAAATAAAGGAGGTGTATTATGCCATCCATTAGAGATGAAAAAACAGGAAGATTTATAAAACAAGTTTTTGGGAAGTGTGAGGTTGATGGATGTTGGAGCCCAGCGATATATAAGGGACTTTGTAAAAAACATTACAATGTAGAGGCAATGCGGTTATATCGCTTACGTCATCCCGACAAAAGGAATGATTACTGGACTAAACATAAAGAAAAAATAAAAGAACAAAGAGGGAAAATAACAGAAAGAATAAATAAGCAACAACGCGAATGGAGAAAAGCCTTAAAGGTCGAAGTGATGACACATTATTCTAAAGGAACGCCAAAATGTAATATCTGCGGATTTAATGACATCCGAGCTTTATGTATGGATCACATTAATAATGATGGTGCTGTTCAAAGAAGATTACTCAGCAAGCAAAACTATCGCGCTGGTAACGGGGTGGCGGTTTTAAGTATGGCAAAAAGAGAAGGATTCCCAACTGATTTACAGGTGTTGTGCTCTAATTGCAACCGTATAAAAGAATATGAACACAAGGAGGCTGTTTATGCCAAGGGTTAGCCCTGCGATAAGTAATTTTACCGGGGGGGCTTGGTCGCCTCAGATGTTCGGTCAAATAGACATGGCCGGCTATCAAAACGCATGCCGGACGCTTTCAAACATGGTCGCAAGGGTTCACGGCGGAGCGCAGAAAAGGCCGGGTACTTACCTGGTCTGTGAGGTCAAGGATTCCACCAAAAAGCCCCGGCTGATCCCTTTTCAGTATTCCACGGTTCAATCCTACTGCATTGAGGCCGGGGATTCTTACATGAGATTCATGAAGGATGGCGGGATAATAGTTGACGGATCAGATAATCCTTATGAAATCGGCTCTCCGTATTCTCAGGGTTATCTTGATGCATTAAGATGGGCGCAGGACAAGGATCTGCTTTATCTGTTCCACGGGTTGAAAGTGCCGCAAAAACTAACCAGATATGATCACGACGATTGGGAAATGATCAATGCGCCCTTTGTCAACGGCCCCTATTTACCGGCACGGAGAGCGAATGAGCTTGGCGCAAACCTTCAAACCAATGGAGGATTTGAAGAAGATTCGGGGGTTACAGACATTGGTTCTCCGATCTTACAGGAGAGGTCAAGCGTCCGTGTTTATGATGGGACGTATTCGCGGGTTCTCGCGGGTTCGGCCAACACGCAGGGCTTTTCCATGACCGCATTTACGTCCGTCACTTCATCGGCCTATGTGGTCCGGTTCCGTGTTTTTACGCGGGCGGGTAGTCTGACGTTGCAAGTCAAGCAGGGTTCGGACTCAGGAACGTATATCATCAATGAGGTGATTGCTGAAATACCGGAAAACGAATGGACGGAAATATCACGATATTACACAGAATCAGCCGGAGGTGCCACGGCAGCAATCGGGTTTGTAAGCGCTGCTGAATCTCTGGATGATAACAAGGTTCCGAATCCGGGCTTTGAATCTGCAATTTCAGCTACATGGTATAAAGTCGGGACGGATAGCGATACTTATTCGGCCCGCAGTTCTACTCAGAAAAAAACAGGGACGTATTCTTATATGTTTCGGTATGACGGTTTTGGTGCCAGAATAGGCGTTCGATCCAATCCGTTTATTACCGAAACCGGGAAAATGTATAAGGTGAGTTTTTGGGTCTATACAAGTCAGGCGTCATGCCGAATGTCTATCCGGCGCGGGGATGATTCGGAATATGCTCAAGTGGATTATGACAGCATCCCGGACAGCACATGGACGCAATACACGTATTATTACAAGGAAACTGCCGGAGGCGCATCCTGTCATATCATGTTTGATACCAACGGGACATCAAGCCGTTACGTTGATGACATCACCTTTCAGGAAGTCAAAACACAGTATTACATTGATAAGGTGGAAGTCTTTAAGGCGGACGCGGTGACCATCACGCCATCGGCAGCCATTGGCAGCGGGGTCACTTTGACGGCCTCCGATGACATATTTCTGGCCGGACATATCGGGGCATTCTTCCAGTTGATACATGCGGACACTATCGGGCATTGTGTCGTTGTGGGCTATACTTCTGCAAAAGTGGTCACGGTGGATGTGATTGAAGAGTTTGGGGCCACGACGGCAACGCCGACATGGAGAGAAGGGGCCTGGTCGGCTGTGAGAGGCTACCCGGCAGTAGGGACGTTTCACGAGCAACGTTTGATGGTTGCAAAGTCCGGTTCTGACCCTGACGCCATTTGGGGATCGAAGACAACCGAATATGAAGACTTCACTCCGGGGGTTCTTGCAACTGACCCGCTTGCGTTTAAGTTACAATCGGATATTATTAACTGGCTGTCACCTTTGGGGCAGTTGGTAGCGGGCACGGTGAACGCTGAATATCGGCTTGGGGCTCAAAGTTCGGACCAGATTCTTAAACCGACTGATGTGAAGCTCACGCCTCAGTCAAGAAAAGGCGCCGCTTTTATCGAACCGGTGAACGTGGGGAATGCAATCCTTTTCATCCAGAAACGAGGGGCGGCGGATTACGGAAAGAAATTGAGAGAGTTATCTTATAATTATATCAACGATTCCTATGACGGAGTTGATTTGACTCTATTTGCGGAGCACATAACCAAAACGGGTATCGTGAAAATGGCTTTCATGTCCTCACCTTTCCCGATCCTTTGGGCTGTGACGGCTGACGGGTATTTAATCGGGATGACCTACGAGAGAGAGCAGAAGGTTATTGCATGGCATATTCACCCGACAGACGGAGAAGTTGAGGACATTTGCCGGATTCCAGGTGCAGAACAAGATGATATCTATCTGCTTGTCAAAAGAACAATCAACGGGGTTGACAAAAGATTCATTGAAGTCATGATGCCGTTTGACTTTGGGGATCTGGAAGATGCCTTCTTTGTGGATTGCGGGTTGACTTATGACGGAGTAGCTACGGACGCTTTGTCCGGGTTGGATCATCTTGAAGGCTGCGAGGTGGCAATCCTGGCCGATGGCAAGGTCCACGCCCGCAAAATAGTTGCCGCCGGGGCCATCGGTTTGGATTACCCGGCGTCAAAGGTCCACGTCGGCTTGCCCTACACGGCGGAGCTTGAGCCTCTTGACCTACAAGGGGGAAGTTACGAGGGGACTTCTCAGGGGAAGAATAAAAGAATCCACGGGGTTTCGGTTTATTTTTATCAGTCAATGGGCGGGGAGATCGGCCAGGACGCGGATCATACCGAGAAGATGTTTTTGAAGGAAGAACGGGCGGCGGACGCGAATCAAATCCCGCTGTACTCAGGATTGAAGGATGACTTCAATTTTCAAGGGGATTGGCAGTTATCGGGGAGAATCTACATCAAGCAGGATGATCCTTTGCCTCTGACGGTTCTTTCGATACTTCCAAGATTTTCGACGGTGGACAGATGATTATAGACTTTCAAATCGAGCACTTTGATCAACTGGACTTTGAGGAAAATACTCATGCGAAACGATCCAGACGGAATGAATATGCTCAATTTGCACAACGGGGCCCGGCGGTCACTTTGTGGATAGATGGTCCGGTGGCCTGCGGGGGCGTGGTGGTTCATTGGCCGGGGGTAGGGGAATTGTGGATGCTCCGGGGTGTGAGAGCGCAGGAACATCCGGTTTCGTTGGTCAAGGCCGCAAGGAAGGCCATGGAGGATGCCATTCAGAAGTATAATCTTCACAGGATTCAAGCCGCGGTTGAGGCTTTGGATGTAAAGGGCTTGAGGTTTATTGATGCTTTGGGGATGGTATGTGAGGGCCGTTTAGTAGCATACGGGCCGGGAAAAGAAGATCACTTAATGTTTGCGAGGGTGAACTGATGTCTTATGTAGCGGCGGCGGGAAGTGTCATTCAAGGATTTAGCGGGGCCACAGGGGTATATGGCGCGTGGTATGAAGGCGAGCAGATACGCAATTATTACATGGCGCAGGCTGAGCTTACATTCAGGGAAAAGCAAACCTTCCTCCGGCAGATCGAGCAGAAGGAAAGACAGACGGCCATGGTCAGACAGGAAGCGGCTGACGCTTACAAAGAGGTTGAGATTGTCAAAAGGGTCGGGGCCATTAAAGAGAAGAAGTTCCAAGAGCAAACGGATATGGCTGTTTCATCCCTTTTAGCGAGATCAGCGGCCTCCGGGGTTGACACTTCCTTTGGGTCGCCGTTGGATTATATGTCACAAGCCATTGACGACCGGGCAGAGGAATTTGATTTGATGTCCTGGGGGAATCAATACGATGCTTATAAACAGGAACGGCAGGCGGCGAACATCAGCGACAAGGCTACTATAATGTTGGATGAAACTCAGCTTATGCGGTCTGACCTTCCGATGTACGATTATCAGGCTCAGGTTTTCATGCAGGCCGGTGGAGAAGCGAGAAGGGCCGCACGATATAAAGGTTATATGATCGCACTACAAGCTATCTCAAATTCACTGGCTGGATTTGGAGGCGGAGGTGGCAGTTCAAGCGGTGGAAGTTCCGGGGGGTCCGGTGGTTCCGGGGGCAGCGGTGGAGGCGGTGGTGGTGGTGGTGGTGGATGAAATCAACGCGAAAATTAAAGCCGGGGGTGGCGTCTAATGAGAGTTGTAATACCTGAGATATTGGCCGGGGGGACGGGGCGAGCGATACAGGGAGTCGGTCAGGCCATTGGCGGTCTTGGTTCGGCCATTACGGGCACGGGCGGGAGAATAGCCAACGAATACGAGAAAGAAGCCAAAAAGGTACAGGATCAGCAGGATTATGTCGAGGGTTCGAGGCTTGAAAACGATATGCTTGTTGACAAGAACAAGAAGTTTTCCGAGCGCACCCGGACACAGGACGGCACGAATTCAAAGTATCTTGATGAAGTCCGGGATGACGACGAGCGAACCGGACAGGAGTATATCGGGAAAGCCTCAAATCCGAGGGTGGGCGACTATCTGACGAAGGTTCACCTTGCCTCACAGAAGTCAATTCTTTTGAAGGCACAGGGAGAGCAGGACACAAGGCTTTTTCAGACGACCATTGAAGCGAATAAGATCAAAGCCGATAACATATTGCGCGCGACGGTTCAGTACGGGGGATATGATCAGGGGCTTGCGACGGTTGGAGAAGTCATCGAATCCCAAAGGAATTATTTGGGCGCGCAGACTGATAAGCTTAAACAGGACGAAAGAGAACGTTTCACCTATAATTTTGTTCGGACATCTTTATCTGATCCTCAATTATCTGTTACCATGCTCCGGAGATTGGAAGATCAGAAGGAAAAGGAAAAGATTTACAGCCATTTACCGGCTGATAAACTGGCCGCCATGGAAACGCATATCAAGACGGCCTATGAGTTTCAAGAGGCTTTGGAGAGGGATCGGAAGGCACAGGAAAACGAAATCAAACGGAATATCAAAGAGCAACAGGAAGTCGAAAGGGAATCAACCCGGCAGGCCTTTGTGAGTATTTACACTGATGGCCGGCTGCGGGAATCGACCATTTTACAAAGTAACCTTGAGGCCAAAGAAAAGAAAACGTGGATCGACGAAGTACGACAACAGAGAAAAGCCCTGTCTTCCGTTGGGGAAACTGCTGTCAAGACTGATAAAGTCCTTGAGGCCTCCCTTTATACGAGAATCGTACAAGATGCGGAGAATGTGAGCGAAACCGATATTTTAAAATACGCCGGCTCGAAGCTGACAAAAGACGACGCCAAGCAGTTGATTGACGAAAGACGGAAAATCTTGAACGGTGAAACTGACCCCGGCAGACACGCCTCAAGTCAAGCCATTATGGAGGCATTGAAAAGAGATCGCAACGCAGGGATATTTGGCGAAGCTCAAGAGGGTGATTTGGAGTATTCAAAACAAGTCGGAGCCTTCCGGCGATGGGTGAAAGCAAATCCGGACAAAGAGCCTCAGGAGTATTATGAGAAGATCATGGAGCCTGTGAAGGGCGAAAGACTGTTCGGAATCCTTGATGGTGTGAACCCCGGCAAACAGCGTCAAGCTATGGAAAAAGCGGGGGCGATTCCGAAGGGGAAAGATGAAATGCCTCCCGCTCAGGGGAATAAGGGCCGGAGCCTGACGGACACGACAACAGGAAAGCGCTACAAATCAGACGGCAAAAACTGGATTGAGGTAAAATAATGGCTTTTGTTTTTGACGACGAAAAACAGGAAAAATCACGATATGTCTTTGACGACGAACCCGAAGGGCCGGTGATACAGGCAAGTAAAGACTTTGGCCTGTTTGACAGGATCGTGGACACTTTTAAAGATCCGGAAAAGGAACGGGCGAAATCCGTTCAAGCTCTGGTGGATTCCGAGGCTTTGGGGATCAGTCCGTCCGATGCCTATCGGTATCAGGATGCCATTGCTGACGGGGTGAAGATGAACAAGAACGCCATCATTGCCTCCCGGCGAACCAATACAATGGACAGAATATCACAGAGTTGGCAAACGGGGATCAAACAGAATCAGTTGGGGCTGATAGGATATGACTATCTGACAACCGGTAACCCTGCGTTACTGGAAGAAATGAACAAAGTCGGGATGCCGACAGAGGATGAAACCTTTGTTTCCGAGGGGAGGCTGGAAGAAGCATTTAGGGCGGCGGCCAAAATGACGCCGATGATGCTCCATATTGGCAAGGAATCGTTTGAGAAGGGACTACCTGTTTCCGTAGGCGCGGGGCTTGCGGTAGCTATATTGGGACAGATGGGGCCTCAAGTCGCTTTACCGGAAGAACTGGTGACGGTTCCTATTGCCGCGGCGGCGGGTATGAAAGTCGGGGCGACTGCGGCGGCCTTTCATGAGGCTTTGAAACTCGAAGGCGGTTTGGCTGTGTCGGAGATCATTCAGTTTAAGGACGCTGAAGGCACTCAGATTGATCCAGATATCGCAAGGGCGGCGGCCTTTGGGATCGGGGCGGTCAATGCGGCCCTTGAACTTGCACAGATCAAAACCCTTTTGAGAACTATCCCCGGCATGGACAAAATTGTCGGGCAGGCGGTCATGGACACGGTAACAAGCAAAGTCCTGATTGAAAAGTTGACGGCTATTGCTGGCCTTTATGCCGGGACCATAGCGAAGGAAACGGGGCAGGAAGTCGCTCAGGAATCAACGAATATTGTATTTAGTGAAATAGCAAAGAACGTCAACAATGCTGTGAAGGGTACGGACATTGACCCGGCGAGCGTGGATGAAATTGTCAACAGATTATATGATACTGCCGTTGAAAGTGCTCAGGCATTTTCCGTGATGGCGGCGCCGGGTAACATCGTCCGGGCGGGTATGCCTACCAAAGACAAGGCAAAGACACCCGGAACGACACCCACAAAAGCACCCGAAGCGACACCCGAAAAGTCACCCGAAATGACAGCGGGAGCGCCTTCAACGCAACCCTTCATTCTTGGCGTGAATGAGGATGCCAACGGGGAAGTCAAGAGCTTTACGATGGCTGACCCTGTATCGGGTGAAACGTTTGAAGTGGCGGCTCTTAGGACAGAGGACAAGGAAACCCTGCGCCTGACGCCTAACATGGAGGCTGTTTCAAGGGAAATCGAATCCTTGCGGGAATCAGAGATTGATGCGAACCTCGATCAGCAGATCAATGATTTGATTGAATCTGATACGGACATTGATCAGGTGGCAAGAGAATTGTTTGGCGAACAGCTTGACGATGTGCCTGACTTTATCGACGAAGCGAAACCCGAAACGATCCTTACCCGCGTGAAAGCAATCAACGATTCCATAGGTGAAAAGGGAAGTATTGATTTAACGCCTCTGGTTGACCTTGGGCGCTCGATCTGGTCTGAGGGGCATACTACCATTGAGGCGTTCACAACGAGGGCTAAAGAGCTATTGGGGGACGTTTGGGACAAGGTTAAGGAACTGGTCAAGCAGGCATGGGACACGTTGAATAATGAGAGAGGGAGTTTCTCGACGAAAGAAAAATATGATGTTGATGAAGTCAATGAGCTTTTGGAAATGGCCGCACGGCAGGACAAGGCTCTTGAAATAAGCGAATCGCCTTCCTATGACGAAGTAAGGGCGCAAGCGGCAAAGCTGGCTTATGATAAGATCAGTAAAAAGATTGACTTCAAAAAGCGCAAAGAGGCGGCGGCGGTTAAGCGACAAGGCAAGGATGATGCCCGTCAACTTCCGGTTTATCAGGCCATGGAGTATATTGTGCAGGCCGGTGGTTTGGACTCGGCAAAGATGTTTAAAGACTATGACGCTGAATCACTACGGGAATTATCGAAACGGCGCATTGGCCTTGTGAAACAAAACGGCAAGGTTGAATTGGATGTTGTGGCTGATCAGTTCGGTTTCGAGGCGGCTGACGATCTTTATAATGAGATAATGGACTGGCCGGGGCTGGAAGAAATGGGTAAAAAGCTGGCTGACGAGTTTCAATATCGCTTTGGTGATATGCTCAGTACGGCAGAAATGGACAATTTCAACGAGCTTTTAATGGCAGAAGAAAGCAAGATTTTAGACCAGTTGACGGCAGAAAATAGACCGAAGCCGTCCAAGGGGTTAAAGAAATTCATCCGGGAAAAAACCGGCCAGGCAAGGCCAAAAGATAAGATGGTCACGGAATACATGGCGTTGACAGAAGCCTTCCGGACGGAGGCGGCCACGGCTCGCAAGGCTTTCTCTGAGGGTAAAAAGGATGAAGTCGAGCGATCAAAAGAAAAGATGCGCTGGCTGGTAAAGAGAAGGGAAAGCCTCAAAAACGTCCGAGATTACTTTGGATTGACTGACGCTGAACTGATGCAGGCCACGAACCGCCGGAATCCTGCCCTCATGGATGACGGGGAATATAAACAGTTTTTGACTGATGTACAGCAGAAGGCCGTGGAGCTATCGGAAACCCGTCAAGAGAAATTGGCTCTCTTGAAGCTGATCGAAGAAAAACGATTGAAGAAAGTGGACAATTACCGGCAGGCTTTAGAGCTTCCTACCTTCAACGAAATGAACGCACAGCAATTACGGGACTTTGCCAAACTGCTTGAGCCGTTCATGGAAGATGACATATTCCTGACGCAACGGGAATTGGAAACGGTTGACAAGACGGACCTCAAAGGAATAAGGACATGGAGAGAAGCACGGGAAAGACTGGCAAAGGAAATCGGGGTTGACGTTGAAGAATTAAATAACGTCCATGTGAAGGCTTTGGATTCCTTCCGGTTTGATTCGGCCTTGAGAGAACGCGATCCGTTCTTTGATGTGCTGGTTTCCAGGATGACCGAAGCGATCCTGGGGGCTGAGTTACGCTCTCACGAGATTGAATCCAAAACCTTTGAACTGGCAAAGAAGTCTGATCAGTCAAGAGAACGTGGAATCGTTGACCGGCTGATCCCTCAGGATGACCTGATCATGGCATTCCTTGAAGCTCCTATGGATAGGAAAGCGGCGATTGTCGATCAGATGACCCCGGAGCAGATTAACTTTGCTAATTTCATGCAGGCATACTTTGCCGATGCTCTGAATTATCTGATAGCGACAAAGGCTTTGGACCGGGGGCGGGAGAATTACTTTGTCCATATCCGCAAGACTTTCCTTGAAAACCTGAAAGACGGCGGATTGAAAAAGGCTGTTTCGGAAATATTTAAAACATATCAGCAAGATCAAATGGTGTTCAATATACTTGACGACGATACCGGCAAGATTCTCCCTCTGGAGAAGTTCTTTCAGTTCTCTTTACAAAGAACCGATACCATGGACCCGACGCGGAACGTCACGAAGGCTTTTCTTACTTACATGAAAACCTTTGAGAAAAAGAAAATGTTTGACGCCATAATCCCGAAACTGGACATTTACGCTCAATCTCTGACGCCTACCAGATACACGCCGAGGGGCCTTGAGATTGACAGATCCCTTAAAACTTTTGTCAATAAGTGGATCAACAATAAGAAGGGAAGACGGATCTCTTTCGATTCCACGTTAAGGCAGGGCGGTCCTCTGGATGTAAGCATCCGGGCTTTAAGGACGTTCACAACGATTAAGGACTTGGGACTTTCTCCTTTTGCTCAGGCGATTGCTTTAGTGGGTGAACAGGTTACTAATGCAACGATGCTCGGTAGCGGGGGGATGGCTTTAGGATCTGCGAGGATGGTAACGCCCAAAGGAAGACGGGTCATTGAGAAATACCGGTCATTCGTTGGCAGGTCTTTGTGGGAAAATCTGACGGCGCCGGGCAAGGAAGTTTCCGAAAGATTAATCGATGTGATCTTTTCGGGGTTCCATGCTTCGTCTGTTGTGGCAAATAAGCAATTTCTCCTTGCCTCCATGACAAAGGAAGAATGGGCGAACGAAACCATAGCCCCGGCGAGATTGGCTGAAATGCAACTTGACATGGGCCGGTGGCGCGTTGTCCCGGGCTCCGGTTCTCTGGTCGGCTCCACGTCGATCGGTGATGCGGTGAACCAATACAAGAAATGGTCTGTCCCTATCACAAGGACTTTGATCAAAGACATCAGTACTTTATCTCAATCCATCGGCAAGAAGCCCTTTGGTGAAACCATATCCATGAAGGAAACTCAGGAATTGATGCGGGTAGTATATATGACCACGGCTGTTATTGTGACCGGGGCCATGTTAGGAGCTGATGATGACAGGGATAAATCAGTTATTGGGAAAGCGAAGTCAAGACTTTACCGGGAGGCCATGACCTTAATCCAGGGGCTTGATTCGGCTTTCTGGCTGGCCTCTCCGAGAATTATCTCCTATCTTGCTCAGATAGGTGACGCCTTGAAAAGCCTGTTACTTTTGGAAACCCACAAGACAGGCCAGAAGCGCGGTCAGTTGAAGGGCGACGACAAGTTGAGAAAAGCGGTTACTCCGGGCGCGATCAATAGCTTGATTGATGAATCGAATAAGGGCCGGAGAGAATAGCCTCCCTTATCTGCCTATCGTAATCTTCTGTGTGATGAACCCCGTCTGTAAATGATGGGGTCATCTCAGGCGGCCATGTGTCGATGTAGCCGTCACCGCACATGCCCTTGATATGCTCGTTTATCTCTTGAATTCGGGGATTTTTGGCCGGCGAAAATCCATCTTCCCCTTGAAACGGTGTAATGCCAACACAGAAAACCCTTTCGGCCCTGATCGACCAGTAAAGCAGGGCGTACTTCTCCACAACCGTATCAACTGACTCATTGTTCAGTCCGACATTGTTACCGCCGACCATTAAGATCACTTTTTGGAACACGTTCGGGGGTGGGTGCGAGAGGAATAGATCAATCCGCGCGCCATTCCGTGCGTAATTCGTTACCTCGCCCGGCCATCTTTGTGCAAAATGATTCCCGGTAGAATCACCGATGACCGTCCATTCCGTGACCGTTTCAGTGTATGCCGGGGCAGCCGGTTCCGGGATATAGACAAATCCGGTTTCGCCACCACCTCCACCGCAGGCGAAAATCATTTGACAGGCGAGGGCGAATAGTAAGATGTGTATTGTACGTTTCATGCTGCTTTCCTCCTTTTAGGGGTTATGGTCAGCATATTTCGCTTCGGCAGTCAACTATTTTCCCTCGCCTCGTCGATCAGGTTTTCGTGGATGTTGCCGATGACAGTATTTTCGCTTAACCATTGTGCGGTCTGTGCGTCGTTTGTAGGCATGGAAACGAGTTCGTTATATGCTTCGCCCATAAAGCACACATGATGCACGGAAAGACCGCCCAACATTGGAATAATAACGAAGCGACGGTCTTCTTCGCCCGTTGATATTATATCCCCCTCGTAAATCTCAACACCGTTCTTGTCCTTCAGGCCGGTGTACTGCATGACGGTGTAATCACCATCGTAATTTTTAACCCACGCAAGGTTTAAAGCGTTTTCGTTGTCTATCGGGCATAAATTCGAAACCATGCGCTTCCATTTTTTATCCCATAACCGAAATTTCATCTCTCGCATCGCTCCCTCCTTTCGTCAATCATGTCATCAACCCGATCAGACTCCCGTTCCCTGCGTCGTTCCCTCTGGCACAATTCGCAGTCACATTCCCCGCCCTTCTCGTTGTACGGTGCTCCGCAATCCATTTCGCTTGGTTCGTTACGGTCTGTCATACTCCCTCCTGTTTCAGTCTGGCAATCTCCCTTTGTGCCGCTGTGAGATAGAATGTTTCCGACTCAAGTAATTCTTTCAGCCTCTTGTTCTCGGCAATAATGGGTTGCACATCCTCCCACTTGCAAAGTGGGCCATCTTCGTCAAATTCAATCCGTCCATAAGAATATGGAGGTGTTTCGATCGTATAGCGTGGTATCTTGGGGTACATCACCCAATTCCCTTTCCGCGCAGCGAATAGAAAGCCCAACGAGCTCCGGCTGATTTTTTCGTTGGGCCTACTCCATTTCACGAAGTTCTGGTAAAATTCGGCAAAGAGTAACGGCATCTTGCTCACGGACGGCTCTTTCTGCTGTCTCAATTACCATGTCATAAAATATAAAATTTACTTGTCGATCAGGCATTAACGCTCTTGTTATCGCTATCATTTCGCGTATCCGCGCAACCTCTTTTTGCACTTCACTGGATATGTCGCTCATGCTAATATTCACTTTCTCGCAGCGAATTTTAATTTATAAATTGCCCAACCAGGCAATCCAGCCGATCGCTGCGCT